CCTTTGATTGCACTAGATATAGTGCTAGTAAGCGATTCTTTTGCTTTTGCCATACAAAACTATTGTGTTAAAAAACCCTGGCTTAATCGCCAGGGCTTCGTTATTAAATATCGAACAGATCATCAATTGCCGAGTCTACACTTGGCTTAGTTGTACTCAAAGTGTACTGTCCAGATTGAGGTTGCTTAGGAGTAACTTCATCAGCTTCTTCTTTCAAATCTTCTTCTGGGTTCAGATGCTTAAGAAGTGCTTCTTTCATATCATCATAGCTATACCTCTTAAACTGTGTCAAAGGATCTGGTTGATTCTCTAACCATAGTTTTACTTTGTCAGCGTCCTCTGATAAAGGTGTTGACTTAGTTCTAACACGAATAGTCGATGTGTTGTACATCAAACCTGTTGTTTCTTTACCAGCAGTTTCAACTGTAATATCACGGCCAGTAATAGGATCAGTGTAGTCTCCTACATCCTCATCTTCAGCAATAGAAAGTAAGTCCATGTAGACTTGCTTACCAAACTCCCAAAGACGAACTCCTTTGTCTTCTTCTCCACGTACAATTACAGGAGCGAATACACGCATTTTTGGTTCAAGCTTCTTAGCTAATTGCCAGTTGTCTTTTTCAGACGACTTACGAAGTCCTTGAGCAAATTCAACGATAGGATCCTTTTCACCAAAGTTAGTCAATGCCATCATAGAACGATTGTTAATTCCATAATGCATGTAAACTTCTTTGAAAGGGTTTTGCTTATTATAAACAGAAGGCACAATACGTACCGAGTGTTTACCCACGCTAGGCCTCCAAATAGTTAATGTGAGGTCCTTCTTTTGTCCTCCACGTGGATTCTGTAGAGCCGACAATCTTGATTTAATGACTGAAATGTCCATATATAACTTGTTTTGGTAAACGTAAGAAAAAAGAAAGAATAGAAAAAATCGTTCTTATAAGTAAGATAAAAAAACCGGCGTTTAGCCGGCTTTACTTATTTTATTTAGTCTTTTTTGCCCTAATTTGTTTATTTAGTTCGTCGGCTTTTTTTTGAGCTCTTTCAGCATCTTGCTCTGTAGTTCCAAAAATGTGCTCTTTTGGTACTTTTTGATTTTGTAATCTAAACATAGGATTTTTGCTCACTATCCACTTCGGTTTTGTATTACTTGATCCCGGTATTTGCTTAATAAAATAGTAGGACCCCATTTTGCCTGTGCTTATTCCAGCTATTTCTGTAGCTATCCCAGCTAACTCTTGCATCCTTTTTACTTCGTTGAGTAGACTTTTCATCTTTAAAAAGTAGTTTTACAGTAATAAATATCTGGGTGGAATTAAACGGCAACTATCTTATGGATAGTGGTGTTAAGCCTCTTGAGGTCTTCACCTTGAGTGAGAAGGATAGAGTTCTTGTAGTCGTTCCAATTGATCATAAAAGATGTATCAAGTACACCCTGATTCAACTTTTTGATCAAAGTGTTCAGAGCGTTGATAGTATAAAGAGTGTTTGACTCTTTTTTTCTATGAAGTAGGATTGTGTTTGGAAGTATCTTGGTATGGCTACCTTGAGGTTCAATGTTATATGTACACATAAACTCTTCTGATTCTGGAGAAGCCAAAACGAAGATCTTTTTATATAGAATGGTGTACTCTCTGTTAATTTCTCTTAGAGTGTCATCTAGACCATCTTTAGAGGTGAAAGTACAAAACAACTTATTCATAAGTGATTCCTGGGTAAGTTCGACTATTTTATTTTCTATCATAACTGGTTACTGTTAATAAATATTGTAATACTTGTTAGAAAGCGTAGTTGGTGCCATATTTGTGTTTAACGATCATGCCGTTGTTTTCTAATATCTCTTTTATCTTTTTCAATAATGTCTTGCCGTCTTGGGCCGAAAAGTCAAATAAGAAAGAATCGTAGGTGATCAAGATCAGCTTTGTCTTCTTCTTACTTAGAAGTTTGTTTAGTTCTAAGATCTTATCTATGTTCTCCTTGGTCTCTAAATTCTGGACAATGTAGTTAAACAGTTTTAGCTTGTTCATACCAGGTAGTTTCTTCAAGATCCTTCCAGTTGGGAGTACTGCTGCTTTATGGGCATTGTACTTCTTCCATTCTTGGTTAATAAACTCATCAAGGTGTTTAAAGAAGTCAATATGTTTGTATTGGGCTTCAATCCCTCCATACAGCTGCCTAAACGTGATGGTCTTTGATTCTTTATACTGCTCGTCAGTCAGCTCGTCCAGGTTGAAATATGCGCGTCCTAAATAGGTGTGCATAGACTCTTTTGGAGGTTCAAACCCAATCAACCTAGATATTAGCCTCAAATGGTAGGCGTCAAAGTCAAACTCTACCAGAAAGTCGTTCTTTGGTACAAAGCACTGTCTAAAGTCCTGGTCCTTTGGTATAGCTAGAAAGTTAATACCATTGAATGAGTTAGTAGGCCTTGCTGTTAAATTATACAGGTTGTAGTATGAATAAACAATGTCTCCTGATAGACTAAACTCTGGGTGTTGGAATTGGAACTTTTTTCCAAAACAGCTTAGGTCAACTTTAATTCCAGACTCTTCTACTTTCTTATACGCTTCAACTAATTTATCTTGGAGTTCAATGTCCATCTCAAGATCAAAATAGTCTTTGACCAATTTGTACAAACACTCACACTTTTGATAGTGTTTAGTGATTGGTATGATCTCATTGATCGTTGGTAAAACTGTCTGTTTTATGTAGAAGTCTCTATGGACTGGCGTGTTACATTCGAAAGAACTATACTCGTTGTTTTTATCTAAACAGATAAATTGAACATCGATTGATTTAGGTAGGTCTAGAAAATAAGAGTGTAGCTTTTTGTCTAGTAAGTAGATCTTGTCGTGCTTTTGAAGAAACGACTCTACTAGTTTAATGTCTAGTGAAAAACCTTCTGAGTGGTTGATCACAAACATATAGCCTTTCTTACCATTATGATAATAGATAAGACTTGGCCTAGCTAGTTTAGGGTGGTAGTAATCGTTAGAAGTGACAATGTTGATAAACGCTTCATCAGTCAATTCTAGACGGTCTAGCTGATCTTTATTTTCGATGATAAAATACATAACCTGTTATTAGTCACAATTATAAACTATTGTGACGACAATAAAAAAACGATCTATTAAGTAGGTCTACTGTACTTAGTGTATTCTCCACCAATATAATCAACGATGCCTAAAAAAGTTAGATTCGCTTTTTCTGTAAGCCTCTGGTTTGTTTCAAAGATTCCTGGTATAACATTGTACTGTGATTCTCTTTTACTTCTCAATGGCCCAGTTAACTTCCAAAGTATAGTTGCAGTTTGATAAATTGATATATCGTAGTCTGCTGTACCATTTACAATTGAGTTGTACTCATCTTGACTAATCTCTGTTATAAAGCCACGTTCATTTTCTTTTTTAGTGAAGTAGCGAATAACATACCCTTTCTTATAATCTTGCTCAGTAGGTTGAGGATAGTATGTATTAGGCTGACCTGGTATTCTTGGGTTTTGTAAAGTAGACGGAGTTAAGCCAGTTTGAGAAGCAATTTTATTTTTTAAAGACTGAGGTAAATTAACTCCATTTATTCCTGGAGCAGACAAATAGTCTTGTATTCTTTTTAACTCTTGATTAGGTCCTTGTTCAGGGTTAGGCCCAGTAAAAGCTCTACCATCGTATGTTTCATAATACTTACCAGAATAAGGAATACCGTTTAGACTAAACTGGCCTCCTGCTGTATTCAGGTTCGGAATTATTGCAAATGATGGATAATATCTTAACATAATTCTAAGATAAATATAGTGAGGCTTCTTCTTTTCTTCTTTGTTCTAAAGCTGTTAAATATCCACTTACCCTACCTCTAGTAGGCCCTTGTGCAATTGCATTAGCAACCGATGTGGATCCTGTATTTGATTTTATAGCAGTTACTACTACTGAAGTTAAACTTCCGGCATTATAAACAAAACTAACTAGAGATGCTTTTTGTCTATCATTTAAGCTGTCCCATCTTTTCTTTTCTATTTGAGATATTACTCTTTGTGAATAATCTGTTTTTATCTGGTATATTAAAGTTCTTTTACCATCTTCTCTAGTAAACACGGTATCTGATCCTACAGATCTTATAGTTCCATTAGCTAATACAATTTTATCAGTTCCATAACCCGCTCTTAAAGTGCCTTCATCATTTTTTGGTCTTTCTAAGAACCCTTCTTTTTTAGATATAAAATCAAAAGCAATTTGTTCCCAACTTTGATTTATATTAATATTTGCTGTTGAAGTTTGTCCTACAGTATTTGAAGGAATATTAGTAGAATTTTCTCCAAATTGTCTATTGCTAACAGCTAATTGCTCAACACTTCCTGAGAAGTCAGTTGTCTTTTTCAAGAATATCATGTTAGCTTTAACAGTAGTATTCCACTGATTGTTCTCTATGGTATTGCTTAAACCTACTACAACAAATCCTACTTTATTTATGTGGTCTGATCCTAGAC